CTTGAGGATCGACTTTATCGCCACTCTTAGCCACCGCTTGTATTTGCGGAGGTAACATGGCTTGAAGTCGTTTGCTGATTTCTTCAGCTCCTGGCCAATCCATATTTTTCAACATCAAATCACCAATGATATTAAATAGTGATGGGTTAGCTTGAGTTAAAGTCAGCATCATTGTGGCTGCTTCATCGCGTTTAGTTGCATATGAAGGGCCTGCATCGCAAACAACGTCATAACGTCCAATAGTCGGATTGAAAATTGAATCAATCGCAGTATTTTCAGTGTTAGCGGACGGAGTTTGAATGTTAGGGTTAAGTTGTACAGTTCTTGGCGTTCCATCTTCACCTAAAATTCGTGCAACTCTTGGTCTATCGTAGACTTTTGGAATCATATCCAACACAACTCGGCCTATTTGACGAACTGAGCGTGATAAATTGTCTTGATAGTGAAAAGTGTTAATATCAGCCTGTTTTTGCCTCAATAACAAGGCTCTACCAGACGTTTCATTAGACTGTGCGCCTAACGTAGGCTGGTAAATCCCCATGCTTTGCATGATGTCATTCTCAGCTAATTGAATAGCTTGCATGATCGCTGGGCTTGATTGTGGAGGCATTGCCCGTTGAGGTGAACCAACAGGTGTTCCAGCTATTGATACAGGGTCATATTCGAGGTATGCGACTGATTCTTTGTTTACCCTTCCCCAATTAGGGTCAGTTTCAAATTGCCCTGCTACGCCTATAAACGGAGCTTTAGGCGACAATGCAACATTTTCAGCATTAGCAGATAGATAATAGTTATACAACCGTTGAGCATCTTTAGCATTACGAATTAATCCTGATAAATAACGTCTACCTTGTAACCATAGTTCATGGCCGATGACTGGAACAATAGGGATAAACTTCGTAGGAAGCTCACCACGCTCTAAAATGGTATCACCAGTAGCTTTACACCACATACAACGTTTTTTATCTGCTATACGCACCTGTGTTGGGTCTTGAGGATCGGTAATCTCTACTTCTTCATGCTCTATATAATAGTATTCAGCAATACGAACGCTGTCTTTAGTGTACCAACCTTGAGCATCACCATTGCCTGCATCATCAAAATGCGTTTCATCAACGCCAGGATATAAACGTTCAAATTCATCTTTAGAAATTTCTTCCGCTAAAATACACCATTCAGCATCAGAGCCGTCTGGCGATTTGCTGTGCGGATCCATGTAGACTTTAAATGGATCAGGTATCCGGTCAATGTAAATTTCTTGATCGAAACTGGAATCATCAGCCCAATCATTACGAATACGCACATATCCAATACCCATATCTACTTGCGATTCCACCGCAGTATCGTAAGCCATACCTGCATTACTATTATCTTGAATGTGGCGAATCAGCCCCTGCAATACTTCCGCTGTTTCCTGATCGGCTTCATCGTTGACCGGACGAATACGAATACTGGGAGTATTCTGACGAATTTCATTGACCACTCGATCACGATACTGAAGTAATCGATTAATCACCAACATTGGACGTTCTTTACCTGGGCGATTACGGTCATACTTTGCAGACTCAGGCCATTGATCGCCTAAACGTGCAAAACGAACATCGTCCAACATTTCCTGTCTATTGACAGAAGTAAACTCTACCGCAGAACTGAAACGTTCGCGTATCTCACTTAACGTATCTTCATCCATTTTTTCTTCGTCCGTTTCGGTATCCATACCAACACCAAATGATTCCATTATTGAATCTGTATCTAAATTTGCCATGATTTTTCCTGAGCTATTAAAATGTTAAGCGCCCATCCAAGAAGAAGTGCTTCCCCCAGATGAATTATAAGACCGATTTCCTCCTCCTTCCCTATGCTCTCGCTGTTCCCTATGGGCTACCGGAAACGCAAAAGTAACCGCTAATGCGTCCGCTGCATCAGGTGAGGCTAAACCCCTAGACCGCATTTCTTTCTTACCTTCAAGAAAGATAGTCCCTGAAGAATTAGGTTTCTTCATAGGCCCTATTAAATCAGATTTCAATTGCCTATCTTCCTTAATACTGGCAGTTTTTAACCAATCCCTCATTGCGCCCCACATCTCCGCGCGTTTGTTGCCCCACATAATAGCATTAGTCGCCTTCCAACCAAAATTCACGCCTCTTACCTTATATCGTTGCTCAACTAAACGATCAAGAATACCATAGCCCAAACCACCTTCATCAAGTACCGTCAAGGCAGGGCGATATTGTTCAATCGCATCGATCACTCGTCCAACAATCGTCATGGTATCTTCACCGGAATATCGTTTAATCGCTAATAAATCACGTCCCTGCCTGATAATAATTACAGTTGAATCAGCCCCACCTCGTGCAGGATCGACACCAATAACAATAGGTGCAGTTGTATCCTTATATAATGGACGTTGAAACGCATCTTCAATGAGGTCGGGTGATATGAACTGATCTTCGCCTGCGGTGGGAAATTCACCGTACACTTCAACCCTTGCTTGGGAAGAATCTTCACCATATTCCGCAATGATCTGTTCATAAACCTGTTTATCCGTATCCTCGACAGTTCTTGCGTCCACCATACGGCTTTTCCAAAACGCTCGTTTGCCATGAAAGCACTCAAAGAAATACCCTTCATTCCGTCTAGGGTTGCTGAAAGCAAACCAATATCGATCAAGAATATTCTCGGTAAAGAAACCCGCCCCTACTGACCATATCTCGTTAGGAATACCTGACGCTTCATCAAAGATTAACATCATTCCGTCATGATTGTGAACCCCTGCATAACTATCAGGGTTCTCAGCACTCCATAACTTACCTTCAGCGCCCCAATAGCGTGTACCTTTCTTCAGTTGCATCTCCACCAAATTAGTCAGCCATGTAGCTGGTGTTATCTTAGTAGCAGACAATTCAAACCAATGCGTGTTGATCGACATGGCGTACCAGCGCGACAATTCACCCCATGTGACGGACTTCAATTGTGATTCTGAGTTAGCTGACACGATTACCGTTGAGCCTACCCGTGTTGTCAACATCCACAATATTAACCATGACACCAATGCAGATTTACCAATACCACGCCCTGATGATACTGCTGACCGCAGGGTGTTCATATCTACTTGGCCTTTATTCTCCTTAATATGCTCGGCAATATCCCTTAGCACTTCTCGTTGCCATTTTCTCGGCCCGTGAAAGTGTTCTAATGGCGTGTTCTTCTTTCCCCAAGGAAACACGAACAACACAAACGCTTCGGGATCATCCGCTATCTTGGGCGACCATAACTCCACCATCAACGTCTGTTCTTCGTCTGGACGATATATTGGTTGTTGAGCCATTGTGAGTTTGTTCCTCTATTTGAGTGCGAATGGGTGATGACGTTCCTTCAATGACTCGACTACGCGCTTCATCTAAGGCAGATTGTATATTAATAGTTTCAATTGACATGGATATTTCTTGCTTGGCAGTCCATCCATGAACGTGTTGCAAGATTGACAGCGCTGCTTTAGCATCGCCATTTCTGGCAGCTTCTCTTAATTGAGATGATGCTTCCAGTTCCCCATCAGCTGCACCTTTTAACGCTGCCATTTCAGCAACAGGATCAAGTTGACATAACTGTCGATATTCGGAAGGTAACATTCCTGCGGCTAAGGCAAGCTTGTCGCCTTTCAACCCTAAAGCAGCAGCATCATATATTTGTTGTAAACGCCATTCGGTGGCTTGCACTTCTCTTGGCGTAAATGGGATTGATATCATCATTCCTCCTATTGGTTTACTTATAGTAGCAAAATTTTTTACATCTGCGTTAGATTTTTTTTTTAAAAAAATTTTTAGGGGGTTAACTTTTCAATTTAAAAAAAAAAATTTCTCTTGAAGGTACTTTTCAATTTAAAAAAAATTTACTGCGGGGGGTGTACATGGGCGACGGACGGTTCAAAATCCCCCTATCACCCCCCATCAACCGGGCGCGTTACGTCATAGCATATCATTACAAGCTAACCTATTGATTTATATACAGTTTACGGTTTGAGTATTATCATTGCCATCAATTCGAAGGATATACAAGGAGCCTAATTAGCATTGTAACTTATTGATTATCATAACTTATTTGTTTTTTTGTTCTATAATATACCCCCAAAAATACCCCCATTTATTTTTGTATGCAATGTAAGCTATTTGTTTTTGATAGCTTACATTGCTTACAATGCCCTGGAACGTTAAGCGCCCAATTTAATTTTGTATGCAATGTAAGCAATGTAATCATTAAAAAAAAGTTGGCGCGCTATAACATTTTCCGCCCGTAATAATAAAACTATTATATTATATTATTTTAATTTTTAAAGTATTATCTAACTACTTACATTATATACATAAGCTCCAAAGCCTCGCCAATAAAGGGCGCGCATGTATGCAATTACACCCATTTTTGACTACTTACAAACTACATACATTACCTACAAATAAATATTTACAATATAACTTAATAGTTTTATTATTTAGCCATGTTTTCAGATTTCCTGGGAACAAAAACACTAAAAAAGGTAATCGACATGAAAAAATACACTATTAAGAATGAAAGAATAACTTTAAAAGAAAACGTGTTACCAACAATCGACTTGAAAATTTACGTATTAGCCGCAACAAGCGCGTTGTTATTTGTTGGTGGAATACGCCTAATCTGTGAATTGCTTGTAATGATCCAAGCAGCTTAAAAACTAAACTATAACTAAAAGGTAAACTAAAATGTATCATTTAACTAAAGTATCAAACAATGCCAAAACTGGCCCGATCGCAGTTAGTACGAGCTCAAAATCTACATGTCCAGATGATTGTCCATTAAAAGAAAAAGGCTGTTATGCCGGAAACGGCCCTTTAAATTTGCACTGGCAAAAGGTAACTGATGGAACACGCGGTGTTTCTTTTGATGATTTTCTTTTGCAAGTTGGCGCGTTGCCAATGCGAGCAGAATATCGCCATAATCAGGCCGGCGATTTACCAAGCGAAAATGGCCAAATTGACGCGCCAAAACTTGCTCGTTTAGCAGCGATAATAAAACGCCGTAAATTAAAAGCTTTTACTTATACACATTACAACGTGATATCTAATCTTAATAATAGGATGGCCATCAAACAAGCTAATGATCAAGGTTTTACAATTAATCTAAGTGCCAATCATATAAATGAAGTAGATAACTTACTTACGCTTAATATTGCGCCTATAGCGGTTATTATGCCAATCAACGCGCCTAAAGTATCTTATACTGCAGCGGGTAACAAAGTAGTTATTTGTCCAGCTCAAACAAACGACGCAACAAGATGCATCGATTGCATGTTATGCGCTAAAAAAGAGCGCTCATTTAGCATCGGTTTTATTGCACACGGTACAAACGCCAAAAAAGCAGCGCTTGCAACAAATAACTTGGGGTAAATTATGATTAATAAACCTGGTAGACCATCAATAGCAAAAGAGGATAAAAACATACTTGCTACATTTAGTTTAAAAAGATGGCAAGTGCAGCGGTTAAAAGATACAAAAAACAAAAGTAAATTGATACAGTTACTTTTGACCAAACATTTTACCAATACGCCATAGACCAATTTAACTTAATAATTCAATAAGGCCGCTTGTTAAGCGGCCTTTTTTTATACCTTGCGTTCCAGTATTCCAGCCTATAACCTACCGTCTAACAAGCAGCTTAACATTAAATAACACGTTTTAAGGCTCTATTATGCAAAAGCAATGGTTACATAGCCATAAAAATAAACGCGCCTACAATAGCTTAAAAACCACCTAAAAAATAACCCTACTTCCTACTAGGTTGTAGGGTAATTGCTAAAAAACCACCCACCAGCCAAAAAAGTTTTGCCCAACTATTTCTGAGCAAAACCCAATTTAATCCGATTTGATTTGAAATTTGAAAATTTTGGTTTTTCAATTCACAAGTGACAATTTTCTGTTTAGTTCCGGCTCAACTTTTTTCCTAAGTTCTGTCTTACTTAGCGCGTTAATTGCTTCGTCA